TTAATCTTTAAATTATGAAAACAGCAGTAGAATGGTTTATCGAAAAAATCACTTTAAAAAAGACAGAAACGGATATTTATCTTTATCCAAGAATAAGTTTTGAAGATGTTTTAAAAGCAAAAGAAATAGAAAAGGAGCAACATAAAGAAACATTTAAACAATCAAGAAAAGCAAAAATATTTGAAATTGGTATGCCTCCTGTGTGGGAGTCTTGGGAACAATACAACAAAGAAACTTTTAAAAAATGAAAAAACTATTTAACATTCAAGTATTAAAAGGCATTTGTCTTGGCTTGGCTTACGAAAAACAACTTTTACAAATTGCGATTATTAAAATTGTAATTGAAGTAAATTTTAAGATTATCACCGACAATTTAAAACTATTTATTCACTGTTTAAAAGAAAATTAATTATGACTTTGTTAGAAAAAATCCAACTGGAAGAAATCCAAAAATTAAGAGATAGTAATCTATCTTTAAAAAATAAACTTCAACAAGCTAATCAGCTATTAAGAGAAATTCGTAATGTAATGAAGTTATATAAAATGAAAGTAAACGATGCAGAAGTAGTTGAGCCAAATCCGCTTGATGATATTTTTCAAAGTCCTATCGAAGAATTAAGGGATATATTTAAGAATATGTGTTAATAATTTTGTATATTTGTAAAAAGTAGTTTATCCACCTACGTTAAGACTTAAGGTTAATTATAACCATAAAACCCTGACTAATTGGAGTGGATACCAATAGTTGGGGTTTTTTAATAAATTAAAACTAAAAAAAATGAGAAATTTACCGAAGATTAATGACATTTACACTGATAAGATTTCAACACAGAAATCAGATGTTTTTGTTACTTTAATGAATCAACCCCCTAAATTAGAGTGGGTAAAAGAACACCCAATTATTCAAGGTTACAAATATTTACCTATTGAAAGGATTGAGTATTTATTAAAAACTATACTAAAATCTTATAAGATTGAAATTACAGGTCAAGGACAAAGTTTCAATGGCGTATGGGTAACAGTTAGAATACACTATTTACATCCTGTTACTAACGAATGGTTATTTCACGATGGTATTGGCGCAAGTCAATTACAAACTGCAAAAGGCACTTCCCCAACTGATTTAAACAATATCAAAAATGGTGCTTTATCAATGGCTTTCCCTGTTGCTAAAACAATAGCAATTAAAGACGCTTGTGACCATTTCGGTAAACTATTTGGTGCGGATTTAAACCGAAAAGATGTTATTAATTACGAATTAGATTTGACTTTGATTGAATTAAATCCAGCGCATCCAAATTGGGATAAAGTAAAAGAAGCTATTAAAAGTGGAGATTTCACAATAGAACAAGTACGAACAAAATATAATTTATCAGATGAAAACGCTACCAAACTTCAAGATTAGAGCAAGTGCTGGAGGTAAAATAATGACCTCGCCACGAAATAAAACAGAGTTAATTTCAGAAACTACAAAAACATACGTTAAGGAGTGGATGACTGAACACATTTACGGAATTAGAAAGCAAATCAATAATAAGTATTTATCAAAAGGAATATGGTTAGAGGATGAAGCGATTGATAAAGCTATTGAATGGTTAGATATTCCCTTTGCTATCAAAAATGAAAAGTCTTTTGAGGATGATTTTTTTACAGGCACACCCGATTTAATTGTTAAAGGAGTTGTTTACGATATTAAATGTAGCTGGGATTGTTTCACGTTCCCATTATTTGAAAGTGAAATACCTACAAAGGATTATTATTATCAACTTCAAATTTATATGCACTTAACAGGTTGCAAAAAAGCAGTCCTTACATACGTACTATTGAACACCCCCGAAGAGCTTACATACGAGGAAAAACACAACTACGATAGTATGGAAAAGCAATACAGAATTAAGACTTTTGAAATAGAATACTCGGAAGAGGTCATAGCCGATTTACAGCAAAGAGTGACAAATATTAGAGAATTTATAAAAACATTTTAAGATGGCAGAAATTCAAGTAACATTAAACGCAAACTTATTGCGAAATTTAGTAACTAAAAGAAGTTACAAAAACAAAGAGGGAGTTGATGTAGAACTTCAAGAAATCAAGTTTAAATTAGTTGAGGTTAAAGAGCCAAAAACTATTCATACAGCTGAAAAATACAAAATTGATAAAACGCATTTCGCTTGTGTCATTCAAACTAAAGAGGAACGTGAAGCAAAAAAAGAAACTATTTACATTGGTGAGGGATTTACAACTATATGGACAAATGAAACAGTACATCAAGCGGTAGTAATATCTGACCCTAAGCCAGTTGTTGATGATGGTTTACCTTTTTAATGAATAAGCAAAATAAAGAACGATTTACAAAGCTTTATATTTCTAATTTGTTGGAAATATATCCATCTTTTAAGGGGCGTGAAAATACAATTCCGCCCCCTAAATTAAAAGAAACAGGAGCAAATGATTTAACAAGATTAGTAATTGAGTTTTTAAATATTAACGGATGCCAAGCGGAGAGGATTAGTTCACAAGGTCAGTTTAGGGATGGTCGTAAAGTTGTAACTGATTGTTTAGGCAGAAAGAGAACTATTGGTAGTGCGATTTGGACAAAAGGAACAAGTACAAAAGGAACGGCTGATATATCAGCAACAATAAAAGGTAGAAGCGTTAAGATTGAGATTAAATGGGGTAAAGACAGACAGTCAGATGCTCAAAAAGAATATCAATTATCAATAGAAAAATCATTAGGGATATACATTATAGTTAAAACTTTTGATGATTTTATTATTTGGTTTGATAATTTTTTATTAGATTTGTAGCTAAATCAATTTGGTGGAATTGATACTTTAAAAGCATTATTAATTATCCTTATGGGAGTAGTTGCCACCACAACGAAACCATAGGGATATTTTATTTATAAATATGTACTACTTAAAATTACTTGATAAATTTTCTTTACTTACTGTTGGAGAAAATAAGATACCAAACTTTGGATGGAAAAAACAACAAACTGAAAAGTTAAGCAAAGAAGATTTTTTAAAAAATTATCAATACGCTGGTGGCAAAACTTTCACAGATAGCGATGGAATTATTAATGAAATAAAACCAACAAAGAATGTAGGTATTATTACAGGTTTTGAAGATTTAGAAGTTATTGATATTGATTTAAAGGTTTTTTCTACTGCAAAAGAAAAAACAGACTTTTGGAATGAATATTTAGGATATTTACGAGACAATATTTTAGACTTTGATGACAAGTTTGTTATTTACAAAACTATGAATGATGGCTATCATATCCTATACAAATCAAAGAGATGCGATAAAAATACTAAAATAGCCAAGTTAAAAGGTCATACAGAAGCTATTATAGAAACTCGTGGAAAGTATGGTTATGTTTTTATTTATGAAAACAATAAGGTTTCTAAAAAAGAATATTTAGACATTGATTATATTTCAGATGAAGATAGGGATATACTTTGGACTTTTAGTAAAATGTATAATTATATTGAAACATCACCAGTTGAGCCAAAAAAAGATGCAAAGGTTTATAAAATTGGTGAAATAACCCCTTGGGAAGATTATAATCAAAAGGTTTCAATATTAGATTTGATTAACGATAGCTTTACAGTAGTTGGTAATCACGCAAAAAAATATGTAATAAAAAGAAATGGTGCAACTTCGCCACATTCGGGATATATCTTTAAAGATAACGGATTAATGTATCTTCATTCGACTGGAAGTATTTTTGATGCCGAAAAGATTTATACCCCTTTTTTAGTCTATTGTAAAAAATACCATAATGATGATTTAAAAGCTGGTGCATCAGACTTATATAAACAAGGTTATGGAAGTCGATTTGTCAAAGAGATTATCCCTGTTGTAAGCGAACAAGTTAAGTCAATAGAATTTCCTTTGGATATTTTTCCAGATGTAGTTGAAAAATATATTTTGCATTGCAAAGAAAGATTAATGTTGAATGAAGATTTTATGGCTGGTGCTTTGCTTTGGATGACTTCTATTTTGATTGGTAACTCGATGAAAATAGAAGCTAAAAAAGGATGGTTAGAAAGTCCTATTTTATTTATTGCATTGGTTGGTCGTGCTGGATTAGGTAAAACACCAAGTACTAAACCAATTATTGCTCCTGTTAAAAAGATTAATCAAAAAAAGATTGAAGATTATTTGAATAAATATAAGGAATATGAGCAGTATATTGAAGCTACTAAAAAAGAACAAGCTGGATTAGTTCCTGTTGAAAAGCCGAGAAAAAAACAAATCCTTGCCGAAGATACTACTATTGAAGCATTGATAAATTTACATAAGGAAAGCAATAAATCAATCGGAGTTTTTAAAGATGAACTTGATGGATGGTTTAAGGATATGAATAAATATAGAGATGGTTCTGATAAACAAAAATGGTTATCTATTTGGAGTAACGAAAGTATAATTGTTAATCGAGTATCACGCCCAGACTTGTATATTGCATCCCCTTTTATTTCTGTTATGGGTGGAATACAACCTACTATATTAGATGAGCAGTTTACAGCTGAAAATATTGCAAATGGTTTTATTGATA